TCAGAGATTACCTCTTGCAGTACGTTGTACTATTGAGAAGAATTGTCTTACTCATTACTTTAACATCCTTACTGATGGTATGTCTGATTGGAAGTTACCTATCTCTGGTACTATTCCTATTGCATTACTCAATCCTTTTCGTAAGGCTGTGGAATACTTTACAGGTACGGAGTTGAATGTGATTGAACAGGTTGACACTAACTTCAAAGTATTCGCAAAGGGATACTATATGATGGGTGACTAGGAATGTGGTGGTTCTTCTTTTATTTTATCTGCACATACATTGTCATGTTTCTCCTCTTGATGCAGTGGAATAGAGAAGAGCCCCACCCCCCCAAAACTGAACGGCATAAGGATTAACATTCATGGATATTAAAACAGAGACACTTGTGATACTCATGGAAGAGTGTGGTGAGGTAATACAAGAGTGTTCCAAGATACTACGGTTCGGAAATGATAGTGAGAAACTTCACAAGGAACTTGGTGACTTGCTCTGTATGATTCGATTGACGGAACAGAACTTGGAAATGGATTTGAATAACACACAAACTTACGCTAACGATAAGTATATAAAACTGAAGAGCTGGTCAAACATCAATAGCGGTCAAGGAGTCTAAGAGAGAATGGAAGAGTTGTATCGGAAACTATGTGGATTTGATTGGTGGTATGAGTATAGTGATGACCATTCTGTGTGGACTAGAGGGAATGAACAAGAGAAGCAATTGCGATGGGAAGCCGAATCACTTGGCGAATCGGGTACGGAAATGTTTAACAAATTTCGTTATGACTACTCTCGTGGTAAGTGTGAACGTCCACAACTGTCTGATTTTATTGAAGAAAAATAATTGAAAATAAGCCCTTGACATTCTCTGTGGGTTTGTTATAATAACAATATAGTCAAGAGAGTGAGGTAAATATGAAAAAGATTTTGATTGCAATGATGATGGTGATGGGTGCGACTAATGCGAATGCATTCGACATCAAGTTCAATACTGCTGGTACTAACGGTGATATGTTAGAACAGATACTTGTTCAACAGATTGTGAAACAGATTGTTCCTAATGGTGTTATCCAGAATGGTAACGTCCGTATCAATACTGGTAGTGTTCACAATCCCCTAGTTCAAAAACAATGTTACACTAAGTTCGTCTATGATGCACAGGGTAACGCAAAACCTTTTGTGAGTTGTTACTAATGTTTGATGATGTAAAAGAAAATCCACTCATTCCTACCTACCTCAAGTTTGAAGAAGAAGAACTAAAGGGTACAGAGTTTATGGGTACGATTGAATTCTATAATGGATACGAACTATCTATTGTAAAACATAACTCCTCTTACGGTGGTAAGAAGGGTTTGTTTGAGATTGCATTGTGTAAAGGTGAAAGTCAAATCTGTATGCCACCTATCACAGCCGAGGGTGATACCGTCAAAGGTTTCCTTACAAAAGAACAAGTGATTGAAATCATTGAAACAACTAGAGACTTGCCCGGCACAGTTTAATATCTCCAATTACAACTTCCTCTTTACGGTATAAATACTTGAAAGAGGATTTTTATATGGCAGAACCATTATCATACTTTGCTGGGCGTGACGGATTCAATTGGTTTATCGGTGTTTGTGAGGACAGGGATGACCCTATTGGTATGGGGCGTATTCGTGTTCGTGTATTTGGTGTACACACAAATGACTTAGTTAAACTTCCTACCATCGACTTGCCTTGGAGTCAAGTCGTTCTTCCCCCAACAGCAAAGCCAGGCGAGATACCAAACATCACGCCTGGGCAATGGGTATTCGGTTTCTTTCGTGACCCAGACTTGATGCAAGAACCTATCGTCTTAGGTATCCTTCCTGGCCATCCTATGTTTTCTGCTGACCCTAATGTTGGGTTCAATGATCCTAACTCAGAGAATGCTCCAGAGTCACAGGATGAGAAGTATCGGAAACAACCAGACTATGGGCCTTACCCTACACGCATTCAAGAACCAGATACCAATCGTCTGATTGTAAACAATGAAGATAAACCTCATCCACTATACGATACAGTTCGTCAAGCGGAAGCAGAGGCGGTCGGAACAATCTTTACTGCGACAGGTAATGACTGGCGTGAACCAGAATATCCCTACGAGGCATCCTATCCATACAACCATGTATTTGAATCAGAGAGTGGCCATGTCTTTGAACATGATGACACACCAAAGAAAGAAAGAATACATGAACGTCACACAAGCGGAACATACTATGAGGTAGACGCTGGTGGTAACAGAGTGGTTAAGATTGTCGGTGACGGATACGAGATTATTGCTGGTTCAAAGAACTGTTACATTCATGGTGATGTCAATCTGACTATTGGTTCAAACTGTAATACGCTTATCGGTGGTAACTATACTCTCAATGTAAAAGGTAACATGGATGTTACGGTTGGCGGTACTCTTACGGAGAATGTCAAGGGTGCAGTTACGGAAGTGTATGAAGATACCATGACACAGAATGTTATGAAAGCAGTTGAGGTTACATATGAGGATACAAAGATTGAGAGCGTAACAAAGAAGGTTACGGAAACATATTCAGAAGGACAACAGACATCTATCACTGGTGAGTATGACTTGGATGCTACTGGTGCGATGTCAATTGAGTCCGACTCCACAATTAAGATTAACCAACCAAGTGCGACACAGAACGCAGCCCGACTAGGTGATACTGCTGATACTGGTGATGATCCGCCAGGCATCACAGGTGATTCTGGTACGGATAAGATTGAGGCTGGTTCACCTACTGTATTCATTGGTGATAATGGTGCAACATCTCTTGCGACACCAGCCGTTCCACCAGAGATTGATCCTGACCCTGTAGGAACTGTAAGGGATGCGACAGGTGTTCCGTCAGACGTTACTGTTACGGAAGAGAAGGCCAGAGAGATTCTACGAGGAAGAATTATAGAAACACAAGCAGGTATTGATCCAGACTTGAACGAACCATTTGAAACTGGTACAAACAATACGCAAACACCAAACCCAACCGCCAATGATGGTAATGTGTTTGATAATGCAGATGAAGCGGAATCTAATCTTACCCCAGCGAGCGGATTTACTGATGGTAAACTCTTACGGTTCTTGTCTCATACTGACCCTAGAATATCACCAGAACTTCGTAGTATCATGGAAGAGGTTGCAAGGGAGTGGGGTTCAACCCTAACCATTACATCTGCGTATCGCAGCCCAGAGTACAATGCAAGAGTTGGTGGTGCAAAGAAGAGTATGCACCAACAGGGATTTGCTGTTGATGTGCGGTTGAGTAATACGACTGTTGCAGACAGACAAAGGTTCTTGGAGATTGCAGCGTCAAAGGGTATTAAAGGATTTGGATGTTACTTCCCATCCTCATCTGGTGGAAACTTTATTCACTGCGACATCGGTGGAAAGAGACAGTGGGGCCCGAATGGTTCACGGACAGGAAGTTACGGATGGCAGAGATCAACACTTAGACCTTTAGGATGGGCAACATAATGAATACGATATGGCACATACTACTGACAGTCTGTTCAGGCAGTACTTGTTTAGAACAAGATGTTCAGTGGTTTGAAAAAGAACAACAATGTAATATTGCACTGGTTGAGTATGTAGATATACCAGTAGATGGAGATTGGGATACAGTCGAGTATGTATGTAAACCAGTTGGAAGTACAGGAACATAATCTTTACTTTTCGTTATAAATACAAATAAGGAGAAATAGATGGCCGTCAATCCAACTGCGTTTAGAGATGCTGAATCTACAAACAATTCAGAACGTAGCGCACAGATATACAAAGATATTAACTTGAGTTTTGCTCGTCATCCATTGACAGGTGACATTGCATTCCTCACTGACATTGAGGCTGTCAAGCGTAGTGTTCGTAATCTAATCAATACTAATTTTTACGAGCGCCCATTCCATCCAGAGATTGGTTCTGATGTGAGGTCTATTTTATTTGAACCTGTATCTCCACCAGTAGCAAATGTTCTACAAAGAAACATAGAGGATGTTGTTAAAAACTTTGAACCAAGAGCAGAGTTGATTGCTGTTGATGTAGTTCCAAACATAGATGCAAACGCATATGCAGCAACCATCAAATTCTATGTGGTAAATTCCCCTACTGCTGTTGAGGTAAATATATTTTTAGAGAGACTAAGATAAAATGGCACAACAAAATTTACAAGTCACTGAACTAGATTTCGATGACATCAAAGCAAACCTAAAGACATATCTAAAAGGACAGTCAGAGTTTTCAGACTACAACTTTGAAGGTTCTGGTTTGTCTGTACTCATAGACTTACTTGCATACAATACACATTATCTTGGTATGAATGCAAATATGCTTGCAAACGAAATGTTCTTGGACTCTGCAACTCTTCGTTCCTCTGTTGTCTCTCATGCAAAGAAACTAAACTATACCCCACGTTCTGCTCGAGCTCCAATAGCATATCTGAGTGTTCAAGTTAATAACAACAATCTTGCTTCAGTAACAATTGATAAAGGAACTAAGTTCACAACAACAGTGGACAACAAAACTTATGGATTTGTTGTAAATGAATCTCTAACAACTCAACCTGTTAATGGTGTGCTTAAATTTACTAATCTTCCAATCTATGAAGGTACACTAACTACTGCAAAGTATACAGTTAATTCCAACAATCCAGAAAAGAGATACATTCTAACAAGCGACAGAGCAGACACAGACACATTGAAGGTTACAGTTCAAACATCTACTGCTGATACAACGACAGAAGTATATACTCTGGCTCGTGATATTTCTGTTGTGAGTGATACAGACAAAGTATACTTCTTGCAAGAGATTGATGATGGTAGATTTGAAGTATACTTTGGTGATGATGTTATTGGTAAGAAACCAGCAAACGGAAACATTGTCATCCTAGAATATATTGTTACAAATAAAACGGAAGCAAATGGTGCAACATCTTTTACTGGAACGGCAGTAGGTGGTGAAACAAATATTACAGTTGAAACTCTTCTCTCTGCAACTGGTGGTTCTGAACCAGAGACAATTGAATCAATTAAATACTATGCACCACTAAGTTATTCTTCTCAAAGAAGAGCAGTAACAACTTACGATTATAAATCAATTGTTCCAGAGATTTATCCTAACATCAAGTCAATTCAAGTTTGGGGTGGTGAAGATAATGACCCTCCAATCTATGGACAGGTGTATGTTGCAATTAGTCCTTTGTCTGGAAATAAACTTACAGAGGCTCAGAAAGAATTTATTGTCAGTGGATTGAAACCGTATAACATTGCTTCGGTTCGCCCAGTGATTGTTGATCCAGAAACTATCTTTATTCTTATTGACACAAACTTCAGATACAATGCAGCCGTTACAACAAAGACTGCATCTGACTTGCAGACATTGGTAACAAGCACTATCTCTAATTATAGTACAGGTAATCTAGAGAAGTTTGATAATATGTTTAGATACTCTGAACTTACTCGTTTGATTGATGAGACTGATTTGGCAATCCTATCAAACATTACAAGAGTTAGAATGTATAAAAAGATTACACCACAACTAAACACAGAGACACAGTACGTTATTAAGTTCTTTAACAAACTTCATAACCCACACTCTGGACATGGTTCTATTCTTTCATCTACAGGATTTAAGATTTCTGGTTCTACAGCTGAACAGTTCTTGGATGATGATGGTATCGGTAATGTAAGAAGGTTCTCTGTTGAGGCAAACCAAAAGGTTTATGCAAATGCGAGTGTAGGTACAATTGATTATACTGCTGGTTCTGTTACATTGAATAATCTAAGCATTACCTCTGCAACAAATACTGATGGAACTATTGATTTGAAAGCAATACCAGATTCAAATGATATTCTTCCAGTAAGAAACCAACTACTTCAAATTGATATTGGTGGTAGTAGTGTATTGTCTACTTCAGATAACTCAGGCCAAGGTGCATCAACTACATCTTATTCTTCGGTTGGTAACACTGCATCCACAATGACATCAACCACAACAACAGGCACAACAACAGGCACAACATCAAGTGGCACAACATCAAGTGGCACTGGCAGCACTGGTTCTGGCACTAGCGGCTCTGGTTCATACTGATAGGTAGGTATTATGGCTGGTAATAGTCCAACAATAAAAAATAAAATATCGCCTATCATACATGGGCAACTTCCAGAGTTCGTACAGTCTGATCATCCTCAGTTCTCTACCTTCCTTAGACATTACTTTGAGTTTATGGAAGCGGCCGAGGTAACTCTTGGTGGTTCTAACGATTATGTTATTCAAGAAACAAATACTGTAAACTATATTGTTGATCAGAATGGTGATAATATTGTTCTTGAAACATCCACTGGAAAATTTGTAAATGGTGAAACAATAGTTGGTTCTATCACAGGACATGAGGCAAAACTTCTTGTTGATGATTATGATAACAACAAGAAACTATACATTACATCCCAACAGAAATTTCAGATTGGTGAAAATCTTGTAGGACAAACTTCTGGTGCGTCTGCACAAGTTTCACAGTATCGTGCAAACCCTGTACAAAACATTCAACAACTTCTTGCATATGCTGATGTTGATAATACAGTTTGGTCTTTTCTAGATAAGTTCAAGGACGCACTTCTTGAATCTATTCCACAGACAGTTGCAGACCAATTAGATCAAAGAAATCTCATCAAGAATATTAAAGACTTGTATGAGGCAAAGGGTACTGAAGATGGACACAGACTATTCTTCAGAATTCTCTTTGACGAAAACTCAGAGTTCATTTATCCTAGAGAGAATATGATTAAGTCATCTGACGGTCAATGGTCAGATGATTTCGTTATGCGAGTTGTTGAGATTGGAACGTCTGACTTCAATGAACTCATTGGCCAACAGATTACTGGTAAGAATTCTGGTGCAACTGCGATTGTTTCTTCACTGGTTAAATTCAAAAGTGGAACAACACTTGTCACTGAACTCAATCTAGACAAGACAACTATTGACGGTACATTTCAAATTGGTGAAACCGTTACAGGGATTTCAAATGTAATTGACTTGGAGATTAGTGCAACACTATCAGCGATTGTTGGTAATGTGACTATCACACAGGGAATACACATGAGTTCCTACAGTGGGGGAACAACATTACCTGGCGGCCAATATTATGAAGTTGGAGACAGAGTTCGTTTTGAAAATCTAGGAACTATCGGTGTTCGTGGACAGGTAAGTAGAATTGGAGCTGGTAGTGTTGACACGGTTCACATTGCAGAAGGTGGTTCTGGTTATACTACAGATGACGAACTTGTATTCAATGAGATAGGTACTAACGGTGATAGTGTATCTGCAAAGATTACTGTTGTTGGTGGTTCGTTTGTTCTAGAAGATAGTACATCCCCAGATAGTATTGTGCAAAACTGTTCAGATATGCATGACATTATTGTTGAGCATACAGAACAGATTATACTTGAAGATGCAACAATTGATAACATCTATATTGAATTAGAGACTGCAACTGGTGTCGGCTCTTTGATGCAAGAAGATGGAACACTGGACTTAACTACATTCGCAGAACACTTCGTGTATGAAGATGGACTAGAAGAAATTGCAACTGAAGATCCAGCAGACCCTTATGTTGGTTATAATGGTGATGCACTTATCCTTGAAGATGGTTTTCAGATTGTTCGTGAAGAGTCAGAACCGTTTAATCTTGGACTAGAAAGAACTCTAAACTTTGAAGATAAACTTATTTTAGAAAATGGTGATGACATCATCATTGAAAATGGAACATTTGCTGACATTGCAACTAATCAATCTTCCGGCGGTTTCCACGATGCAGCCATGGGTTACTGGAATGCAAGTATTGCCGATGAAGCTGGTGAGATTACAAAGGTTACGGTTTTTAATAGAGGTAATGGTTATACTTCTCTTCCAACTCTTACTATCAATTCAACTCTTGGTACTGGTGCAGAACTTCTTCCACTCTCAACAAGTGGTGTTGGTAGAGTTCTAGATGTCAAGATAACAAACTATGGTTTGGATTATACTGCCGCACCTACTATTACATTTAATAGAAAACTAATTGTAAAGAATGCAACAGGCAACTTTACAATTGGTGATGAACTTACATCTCATACTGCAACCATTGTTGATTGGGATGTAAACAAAAACTTACTAGAGATTCAAACTGATGTTGAAGATTTCTCTATTGGAGATGTCATCACTTCGGTTGGTGGTATCACTGCAATCTGTGTACAAGAAGATAGTGCAGAGGCAACGACACAACTAGAAGCCGTTGTTCGTTCTGAAGGTAACTTCATTACTGATAGAGGTATTATATCTGAAGATACAATGCGTATCCAAGACTCCTTTTATTACCAAGACTACTCATATGTTGTTCGTATTGGTGAATCAATTAATCAATGGCGTGAATCTATTAGACGTTCAGTTCACCCAGCAGGTTGGAACGTATTTGGTGAAGTTTCTTTTGCAACCTCACTCGCAGACGCACAACTTAACTCTTTAAGAATTCAAACACCAGCGGCTGGTTCTGTATCTGATTATACTGGCGATGAAACCTTTACACCAGAACTTGCATCTGTTCTCACAACACTCTTCCAGAATATCTTTGGTAGACGTTTGGGTACTAAAACAGACGGAACATCTTTAGTCTCTGCTCCTATGAGAGCATATGATGAGTTGAGTGAAGTTCCAAGTGGAAGAGAACTAACCCTAACCTCAGTAGTCTCTGTGACTATGGGAACAGCACAACAACCAAAGGCTCGTCAGTTGGGCCCAACGCTTGACTTGTTACCAAAGTATGCATTTGCAGTTCCCCCTATGGAAACAGGTGGAACAACTTCAAACTATCCTGGCATCATTAGGGAATCTAGACTAGGAATAAATAGTGGTGTATACTTTACTATTGAGCAGTTTGCACAATATAGAATTGAACAAGTATCAACTCGTGCAGAGGATACAGAAAGTTTTGATACAACAACCAAAACTTTCGATTCTAACACAGTAGGATTTTCTGCAAACGATATTCGTATTCCAGCCAGTGCGTTTAGAACAAAGATAAATGTTCCACCGCCCGGCGAAATAAGAATTACACGCAATCCAACTGTGAATGCGTTTGATAATAACTTTATCACATTCGATAATGTGAACAACAGATTTGATGAAGAGGGCACACCAAGAGCAACAAGTGGATCATTCTTCACATCATATGATGAGGATGGTATTACATTTGATACCACAGCCGAAACATTTGATAAGGGTAATGCAGTTCTATCATTTGATTCAGATACACTTTCTATGGATTCAAATGCAAGAACGTATGACGAAACCTTATAAATAACAATGTAATTAAACTTTAGGAGAAATCTAAAATGGCATATCAAGAAGTCGGCACTGGCGCTTCGGCAAATGACGGAACAGGTGATGATCTTCGCACTGGTGCAGGCAAGATCAACGCCAACATTGTAGAACTATATGCAAAAGTCAATGGCGTTGCAACAAGTGCTATTTCAGACGGTACAACAATCACAACTGACTCAGTTGCATTGTTGGCTGCAACACAAACACTAACAAACAAAACACTAACATCACCAACCATTACTGGAACTGGTGCAATCGCTGGTACATTCACTGGTAATGTAACAGGTAACGTGACAGGTAACGTAACAGGAAATCTTTCATCATCTTCTGGTAATATTGTTGCTACTCCTGCTACAAACATTCTAGAAGTTCAAGGTGATGGTGCATCTATCGTTGGACAACTTCAATTGAACTGTCATGTCAACACACATGGACAAATTGTTGCATCACAACCACATTCACAAAACGCAACAAATACATTAACATTGCCAGGCGGTGACACAATTGGAAATGCTGATGCAACTTTGGTTTCTGATACTGGAACACAGACACTAACAAACAAGACATTGACTGCACCCACAATTACTGGTGCCGGTGCAATCGCTGGTGTATTCACTGGTAACATTACTGGTGATGTAACAGGAAACCTAACTGGTAATGTAACAGGTAACGTGACAGGTAACGTGACAGGTAATGTTACAGGTGCAGTAGATGGTATCGTTGGTGGAACTACTCCTGCTGCTGGTACATTTACCACTGCAAGTACAAGTGTACATTTCCAAGCAGCTGTTCATGCAGATACAACTGCAAGAGATGCTGCGATTACATCTCCTGCCGCTGGTATGGTTGCATACTTAACTGCAACAAATAAGCTACAGGTTTATACTGGTAGTGCATGGGAAACAATTACGTCTGCATAAGATAGGATAGAGAACTATGGCAATTGATAAGATTATAGACAGGGCGGCAACCATATCTGTTACATCAACAGATGTATCAGATGATACAAACACATCTACTGGTGTTCTAGATATTCCAACAGGAACGACTGCACAAAGACCCAGTTCTCCAACCTCTGGTAATATTAGATTTAACACTGATTTACAAACTGTAGAATTATATGATGGAAATGCATGGGGTAAAGTGTCACCTTTGACACCATCACTTAGTTCTATAAGTGGGCATATTATAAATGGAGTTGCTACAAATTTGGTTCTTACTGGCACTGAGTTTTTGGCAAACGGTTTAGATGTCAATTTTACACCATCTGGTGGTTCTACAACTACGGTAACGATTACACCAACAACCAACACTTCAGCAACTGTTGCTGTTCCTTCTGCAATTCAATCGGTGAGCGTTGGAACAGTTGTTACAATAACTGTTACAAATAGTGACAATAGAACTTCTGGTGCAGTAACCGAAACAGTTCTATCTGCACCAACTGGTGGAACTATCACTACAGATGGTAACTATAGAATTCATACATTCAATACTTCAGATGACTTTGTAACTGTCGTAGGTATGAATGTTGAATATCTTATTATCGCTGGTGGTGCCGGTGGTGGTGGTTACTACTATGCTGGCGGCGGCGGTGCTGGTGGTTATAGAACCAATGTCTCTGGACAATCCAGTGGCGGTGGCGGTTCTGCTGAATCATCAATGACTCTTACTGCTGCAACTTACCCTGTTGTTGTCGGCGCCGGTGGTGCTTCCCAAACTTCAAGCACATCAAATCAAAATGGTAATCCTGGCGTTGATTCTTCATTCAATTCTATAACTTCAAGTGCTGGTGGTTACGGTGGTAATAGTGGAGCTACTGGTGGCTCTGGAGGCTCTGGCGGTGGTGCCGGTGGAACATATGCTGGTTCTGGTGGCTCTGGAACTTCCAATCAAGGTTTCAATGGCGGTGGAAGTAGTGGAACCTCAAACCAATATGGCGCTGGTGGCGGCGGTGGTGCTGGTGCTGCTGGAACTGCCGGGGCAGGTGGTGTGGCAGGAGAAGGCGGTGATGGTGTATCGTCTAATATAACAGGTACGGCCGTAATTCGTGCTGGTGGCGGCGGTGGTGCTACAGGCGCACACAGTGCTACAGGTACACAAGGAACAGGTGGTGCCGGTGGTGGCGGTGATGGGGGCGTATATTCAGGCACTCTCAGAGCGCCAACAGATGGAACAATAAACACTGGCAGTGGTGGTGGTGGTGCTTCTCATATTGGAAACATTTCTGG